CTGCTCTACCTAAATATTCAGCAAGCTTAGCAAGAGAACGTTTGTCCGCTGGACTTACATTCAATGAAGAGATTTTTTCTCCAGATGGTGGTGGTGGCGGTGGTGGTGGCGATCGATCTGAAGAACTTTGTCTTCCTTCACCGTTTTGTCCTGTTTGTTCCCATTGATACATTGTGCTGAACAATTGATCTATTGGCGTGGCGGCAGCTTGTTGAATCATACTAACCATTTTTGCGCCTTTTGATGCCAATATATACTTTGTTTTTTCTGGATCGGCTGGATCATTGATGCTGGCTTCGATTTGTGCTGCAAGTTGATTACTGTATGTTTTTAATTTAGGATTCGCTTGCCACTTGTACTGTCTGACAAGTTGATCAACATATGATTTTACTAAATTTGTAATCGAACGTGGTTTTATAATTGATGTTGGTGGCGTAGTTGGCGGGGTCGTTTGCTGAAGAACAGACCCAGACTGTATTGCTCTGGCTATAAGTGTAGCAATATTAAGAGAGAATTTCTTCTCTGCTGCTGCTTCCGTGGCACTGGCTTGATGCTGCTGCCCCATCTTAGAAGTCTTGTACACGTTGTGCAGTGCATCTAGAACGCCCTCATCAACTCTGTATTCAGTTAGTTCTCTTGCTCTCATTCTTGACCCTTTGATCGTTTCAAACTCTTAGCGAACTTCTCGCCGTCACGATTCTTGATTGCGATCAATAGCTTGCGCTCAAGTATAGCTGCTTGCTCAGGTGTATAATTTCTAGCAATTACTTCTAGAAGATGTATAGCACTAGCAATGACGTTGTTTGCACGATTCTCAATAATGTGTTGCGTGTCTCTGTTTTTAGAGATCGATTCAAGTTCTTCGAGCAAACTGCGAGTGTTCTTTTTCATAATAGAGTATTTATCTTATAATGGGTACAAATTTATTTCTGGCTCTTGATCTGGCTCAGCATTGCGTTTAGTGCAGTTGATTGTACGTTTGCCACAACTTTCTTTTGTGGGATAAATTCGTCTTCATCGTCTACTACATTGGTCACTGAACTGCTGGTCTTGATTCTACTCAACAGTGTAGATGCACTTTGACTTGTAGCTGTGTATCCTGTACTGTCTCCATCGTCAAAGATACGCAGTGTTTCAACGTTGAATGATAAATCAATCTTCTGACCTACACCTGACGAACTACGAGTCTTCATCAATTGAATTTGATACTGACCACGCTCACGCATTGAGCGACTGGTAAAGATACCAAACACGTTGTCGGCTGTGTTGATCTTTGAAATACCACCAGAGATATGTGAGTGATCAAACTCGACTTCTTCAACCGCACTACGATTCAACTGTGATGCTGTGACAAACAGTACATTCAGTTCTTTTGCTAAATTGCGAAGTTCTTCAGACACATACTTGTCTTTGATAAACAAATCTGAGGGTGATACCTTGGTCGATACTGGCATTAACAAGTCAAGATAGTCAATGCACAAGAAGTCAACCTTGATGCCTTTTTCCATTTGTAGTGTCTTGATGTATGAGCGTATGTCATTGACTGTGCTTTGTGCTGGCATATACTTAATGTAAAACTTACCAGACTTCTTAGCACTCATCTTGACTTTGAGTTCAACATCGTCAATGTTCTTGAACACATCACGTGTTGCAACATCAGTGACCATTGAGTCAATACGCCATGCAGTCAATTGCTCTGAAAGTTCTAGTGTGACATACACACCATTCAAACCCATTTGCATCCAGTTAGCTGCCAAGTTCTGCATGAATAATGACTTACCAGAACCCGATCCTCCTGCGAAGATTTGAAGTTCTCCGCGATTGAAACCACCATACAGCTTATTATCAAGACAGGGCCAACCTGTTGAAATTTGACCGTTGTTGTTTCTGATTGCGTTCAATCTGGCCTTGGGATCAGCAAAGTAATCTGTACCCATGTCTTTTGTCAGTGAAATTTGTACTGCATCTTTGATCAGCTTTTCGACTGGATCATAGTTTCCCTTTTCAAGCAAGTCTGCTGATTTCAAAATTGCTCGTTCAAGTTCTTGACGCTTGGTGAACTTTTCAAATTCATCTAGAAACCACTCTGTATCACTATCACGCATGGCTGGAATTATAGCAATGTCAAGACCAGTTGTAGCCTTGATTTGTTCTGCGTCTGGTATTGCGTTGTACTTCTCACTAAACTCTACCAAGAACTTTGCTGCTGGTCTTAGTGTACGTTCAAAATTCTCCGAGTTCATAATGTTGCTGACTCTGGTATAGAGTTGAGCATCAGTCAACATCATTCTTAAAAACAATTCTTGTATATCGTGTGTATATTCAATCGGCGTCACGTAATTTTCTTCCTTATCATTTCTACTTTGATTTTACTGCTTGTCGCAGCTTGAAGTATGCTCATTGTGGTTGCTAGTCTGCCGTATCGTAGCACTGCGTCATTGGTATCTTTAACATCATCAGCCCAGTTGGGTATGCTAATGTGATATCCTAATTCTAGCGCACGATCACATACTTCCATTCCCGTTTTATCTCTATCTGGCACTACAATAATCTTTCTACGCAGTCTGCTTATAACGTTTGCTTGTTCATCAAGAATTGTACTTCCCATGTACGCACATCCACCAATTGCAATTGCATCGAACTGACCCTCAACCATAATACACGCTTGCCAATCTTTCTGTTGTGCATCAATGTTAAACACGTACCCTCGCTGTTGATCAGAGATATACTTAGGCTTGCGATCATCGATATATCTTGAGGTATTACCAACTAGTTGTCCATTATAGTAATAGGGTATGATAATTCTGTGTGCGTCACGTCCAGTTTCTTTTGGTGTCACATAATACGTATAGCTATCATATGACAAGCCACGTGTCTTGAGATATTCAATATAAAAACTGTGGTCTGTGTTGTTGATATCTAGCAACTCGCTTTCATCTGGCAGTTGCGTAGTTTTAAATTTGATTTCTAGTGTAGAATTCTGAACTCTGTTCAAGTACTTGGCGGCACCCTGTGTTTCTTCACGAATCTTAAGCGACTCAATGGTCATCTTATCCACAAGATGTTGATCTGCTCCTAGCCACAACAATAGATTCTTGTATCGTTGGTTCAACATACGACCTGCTGTGTAGCTTGTCTTGAACTCACAGTTGAAACAATGCCAACTAATCTTATCATTCTCGACAATGATGCCGCCACGACCACGCCGATCTTTGCTTTGATTATTGAACTCGCAGCACACGGCATTTCCTGAAAGCCAGCCGTTACCAGTTCGCTTGACCTTGCGACCATTTTGCCACAGATTCAAGGTGGTTTCAATAATAATGTTGCTCATAATTTACAAATAGAATAAGACATAGCATATTATACTATGTCTTATTGTTAAACGCAAGTTATCTGGACAAGCTATCTAGCCAGAATTCTTGTAATATCGCCCTGTAGTACAGGTAATTGATTGCCAGGCGGTCCAACGGGAACAACTGGGTAAGTACCCTCATTGACGATTTTCAGTCTAACGTATGGGTGATATCCTTCAAGATTGAAACCCTCTGTGATTGTGTTGTTGGCATATACCACTGGAGATGCTAGTGGGTAAAACAAACTAAAGTCTGCCAGTGTGCTACCCTGCCATTGAATGTTGCCAGTGAATTTCTCCATGAACACTTGCGTGGATAACACTGGAGCCTCAACTGTATTGATAGTTGAACTGTAGTATATCGATGGTTGACCCGAATTAGGCGGCGCAACTTCAGGGTTCACATTGCCCGATTGACCAAACGGTTGTACGTGACTTGGTATTGTGACTTCTTTAGATTGAACAAACGAAGGCAGTACCGAGTTTACAATTGTAATATCGCCACGTGCTCCACCCTGTGCGTCTACAAACACTGGATAGTCGAATGTATCAACAGGAATCTCTAGACTGTAGTAGCAGTACTGAGCATTGATGTTTTCAATGTCAGCTTTGCTCAAACGTAAGCACATGATCCCTGTGATAGGGAATATAGGATCCAGAGTTTTCTGAATCAATATCTCAGTGCCAGTAGGATTTAAAATTCTACAGGTTATGCTTTTGCCGTTAACATCAACCGGTTTTTGATTCTGGTTTACAAAGGCGAATTCAAGGATGTTATCCACACCTCTACTAATCGTTAAGTTCTTACTGTATACCACTTCATATCTCCTAGAATCTCCCGCTCCTAATGTTTGCAGTAAAACCACAAGCTGTCGCTGATTGTATAGATAAACTTGTGTTTGTGCTGTCTCATTTAATTCCTTTTTAGTATTTATCGAGTTGTATAAATATACTCATACTATTTATGACATATGATCAATGATTTTTTTCAGAAGTTAAGCGAGACCCATCCATTCATCACAGTTTGCGTATATGCAAATCTGGAGTATGTTGGTATCGTACAGAATCGTGATGATATTGTCACGACATTCTATGACTACGGCAGCATAGTCAATCAAGAACTCAAAACAGTGTTTCTTGATCTTGGTGAAAACTGGTGGTGGGAAAGTAATCGATTGATACCCATCAATATATTCTTGAAAGATGATTGGACAATTTTCAGACCCTATCTTAAAACATTCAACAACAAGGGCTTAGAAATTCTACATGGTCCCGCTACAAGCATGAATGAACTAGCAAAGAAACGCATCAAGCGTAAATCAATCACTCTTGTTAAGCGTATGCTGTAGTGCAGTACTGTCTTCAAGGAGCAAGTTCATATGTACCACAACAAGATGTGCATAAGCTATACCGTGTGACTTCTTGAAACTATAACCACCTTCATCAATTGTCCAGATAGTATCTGCGATTTCTTTCCAACTTTTCCCAATCAAGTGTTTCTTTCCTGGTCTGATCAGCGATAAGAACATTGCCAGTCTTGGTATGCTTGTAATAGGCTCCATCTTTGTCATGGTTTCATAATGATTGCCAATGTGAATCAGATTCTCAACATACGACTTGTCACTAAGTTTGCTCCAGTTTGGCTCACGCATAAGCGATACAAGATGCTGTTCATCACGCACGTGACGATACAGCCATACATTCAGCAAGTCAAGCTTGACATAGCCACGATCTTCTGCCACGTTATAATCAATAGCTGCAATGCTGTTGATTGGATCATGTGGGATATCAGTGACGTATACTCCAGAGTTGTGTCTGCGTACAGTCTCATTGCGTATGGCAGCAGGAGTTGTATCTAGATAGGGCAGCAGTATGCTACGATCACCTAGATCGATATCGATATCACTTACAAATCGTTTAGTCATTACAATCCTGATATTTGTTCTAGCACTGTGCTTACGCTTTTTGCTTCGTCTGTGTCACGCTTGAACTTAATGTTCCAACGCTCTGGGTCAATGTATTCAAAAATAACATTACGCTGATCGTCATTGAGCTTTGACAAAAACTCGGGACCCGACTTGCTTAAGTACAGTACCCATGGACTAATCTTGCCCGAACAAATGTACTGACAGACTTTGTTTGAGTTTACATATCTAAAAACATCACGCAATTCTACGTTTTCATTTTCACTCAGTGTAAGCATATGATCAATACTACGACGAACAGCATCCATGCCGTCTTCTTGACGTAGATAAAAGATCAAATACTTGGTGTATACTTTGTCGCTGTTCCAGTTGTCTAGTGCTACTTTTTCGTTGAGCAAGTATGCTGCATAACGATCTGGGTTTACCACTCCAACTTCTACGCAATAAATGCCGTACTTGATGAATCCACGATAGTATGCGTTGCCAATAAAGTCAGCATAGTCACGCTTTTTTCTTGATGGCTGTACTGTTCGATAGAAGTTCAACCATGCAGAGTATGCAATACGGTTTTGCGGTTTGTCCTTGTCCATCCAACGACGTTTTTGCTCACACATGTGAGACATAAAACTGGCTGGTTTGACGAATGATCGCTTGCAATGATCGCAGCGATATTCTTCTTTATCAGTTGCCTGATTCTCGTTCGTAATCTTCAATGTCTTTCTCGCTTACAATTTTAGACAATTGCTCAATGTCTTCACGTTTCATATTGGGATACATTTTGGCCAAGGTATGTGCATGTCGTTGACTTTGCGTATAACTTGCTGCAATATCGTCTAGTACTTCTGGTTTGATTCCTGCGTATACTTTGCTGAAATAGTCTTTGACTTCTTTCTTTGTCGCTGGTTCTTTGAGTTGCGACACTTTGACATTTAAGTGTGGGATCCAACTATGAAACTGTTTTCCAATTCCTGGACTTGCCGCACACAACATCTTCCATTGTAACTCTGGATGACTCATAATATGCTCGTCAAACAAATGCTTGTTGGCATTTGCATCTACGCTCATAACATAATACGCACCGACTATGCCAGTCTTTTTGACTGAACTGATCCAATGGGTGATCATATAGGGAACAAACTTCTTACGCTGTTCATCGGTAAGTTTTGAGAACCAGTCATAGTTCTTTGCGTCAATAGCATCGATAGCCTTGAACAAGTCAAAGTCTTGATTCTGAAACTTCTCATCTGCGGGTGTTGCTGCTTTCTTGGTTGCCATTAGAATGCCTGATTATAATCGATTATCTCACAGTTACGACTGACTTCTTTGACAAAGTAAATGCAGCGTGGCTTGGGTGAGTCATCAATGGGTACACATAAGAACTGACCGTTCTTAAGTCTAGGTGCAAACCATGTAACATCATGATACACATCTAGAATCTCAATGTCAAGAAATGAGGGTCTAAAGCCGCTCAGCGGGTTAAACTCAAATGCGTTGAACCCACGATCATTGATTGATGTAAGTGGTAACGTTTCAAGATCGCCCATTTCAGCTTCACCAATCAAGATTTGCCAATCCAATGGCATTTTGATTTGAGCATCACCAATACGCAATACTAATGCCGGACTGTTGAATGATTCCAAAAAGATAAGTGGAATGTAATGATAGTCCACCGACTGTGGGTTTGAGTTGTCTAAGATTGCGAATCTTAAATCGTCAATCTCTTCTGGGAGATTTTCAAGATTGTACGCTGTATTGTCAAGAGTGAGTATTTTCATAGTGTTATTATATCACTTATAGTTATGTTTAGCAACAGTAAATGGATAGTTTGCTTCACGATAAAACGATTTTCTTACGGTCAAATGACGTTTGGCAAATCTACAACTTGATGTCAAGTCCCAAATCTGAACAAAGTCTTTGTCTTCGGCTTTACGAATGCCACGGCCAATTGACTGAATCACTCGTGTGAATCCTTTTCCCGGTTCAATCATGACCAAGTTGAAGATGCGTGGTATGTTCAAACCAACGGCAGCAATACCGTATGTAGCAATAATAACTTTATCATCAGTGATAGCAACCTCTTTGTACTCTACGTCACGATCTTTGACCTTGTCTTTACCGCTTAAGAATACTGAGTTTGCTATTCTTGCTGCTAGTTCGTGTCCTGCTGCTACACGATCAACAAGAATAAGAGTGTTGCCGGTCTCAACTACTTTGTCAATAATTTTGCCTATAAATTCCATTAAGCTTGCATTTTCTAATTTAACATATAACTTCCATTCATGATGAAATTTTTCATTATTCTTTTTTAATCCTTACACTGGATTTTTCAAATATTAATGAGTATTTCCAATTACAAAAACTAAGTCATAAAAATCATTTATTTCTAGATTTAAGCTTTACTCATTACTTATATCATCTATTTTTTATTGAATCGGTATCTCAATAAAAGTTTTTG